ATCTAACATCGACATCTTTGCCTTTTAGTTCTTCACTCATGTTTAAAGTTCCGCTCAGTTCCGTCTACAATTTTCTTAGCTAGATTGTAAGGAGTAAACTTAAACCAAAATGGAAATACACTATGAATCACTCCGGTAACTAACACTAGTAACGCTAAAAAATTGTAATACGATGCATAGGCAAAATGCTTAAAATAACTTGCCTTAACTTCTTTAAGATGTCCCATGTTTCTCTCTAAAATATTGTGCTAACCAATCATAGTCGTTAATCATATTTAACCGTTCTAAATCGTTGTCAAACAAATCAACATACTCGCGGGCATCTCTGTATCCCTGATAACTCCAGTTTGCATTAAGGCCTGTTAATGCACTGCAAGATTTCCACTGCTCTATGTATGTATCGATATTTTTAGCATTGGGCCTATTTCTAAAAATCACACTCATCAGTTTAACACAGTGTCTAAAGGAAGTTTTCCATGCATCAAATGCCGAACTGTTGTATCTAGTTTCAGTGAATGCTAGATCTATTACTTGTTTAGTCTTTGTAGCGTTAAGACTAAAATCACCTTTACTCATATCTCTATTAACTATACTGCCAGTGCGCCATAGTTTTGCGCCACCTAATAATGTCAAGTTATGTTGTAAAGGATCAACGGCTTTAAACATAGTTAGATCAGATTCCGGTCTAGAATACGATAACGGATTCATTAACCAGTTGTCACCATCTATAGTCCAAAAATATTCTGTTGTAGCAAGTTGGTCGCAGGCAAGATGTATACGATCGATACCTTTAATGCCGTGTACCCTACATGCGATGGGGTGTATAGATAACAGTCGTTGCCAGTTTTCTTCTTTATTATGCTCTCTAAAGCTGATGAAAAAAATGTCAAAATCCATTTGTTATAATACCTGTGTAAATGTTGTCTAATCCTGTAAACCCTAGTAACTCTCGCATAGGATGAAATGCCTTGAGCGCATTGTGATATGCAGGTAAGTTGATGCGCCATAGGGTTTGCGGAACATGATAGACTATGTGTTCTCTGTGAAACTTTACTAGACCACGTTTGGCCAATAGTTCAAGTGCTCGATGTGTGCGTTTCATCTTACCACTAGCATCGTGTTCTCCGTGACTAGTTGTTATTAAGAAATCTTTAGCACCGTTGGCTATTCCGTATTGCAGTTGATAAGGTAAAAAAATACTGAACGGCACACTGTTCATATGATTCTTACTCATGCCCGGTATAATGCCGTCATACTCCGGAAGTGTTGCACTTCGAAACAGGCATCGCAAGGTTGTATAGTTTCTTTCTGAATCAGGCCAAAAATGACAACCTCCCACTGAGGCCAGTTTACCATCTTTTAGTAAACCCCAGAAATGCGGCATTACACCTAGATCTGCATGTCCACCAAACTTCATTTTTTTAGGTGACGAGTTATTAGAATATCCAGCATCGCGAGCAGCAGCGCAAAATTCTTCTAATAGAGGTAGATGTTCTTCTTCTAGTTTGATCACTTGTAGCATTGATAAATATTTAATAAAATAAAGAGGCCATGGAAATATTATGCTCAAAGATGTATTAAAAGACAGATTTACAGCCAAGTGGTGGAAAGATGATCCAGTTGAACAAGAAAAATTAGATGCAGTATTACAAGCGGCATACCTTGCGCCTGCAAAAAATGGTAAGCATGACCACGAGCTAGTAGTGTTAACTGACAGTCCTGAAGGTAAAGCTATTAAAGAGTACTTGTATTTTGATCATACTTGGTGTGGTGACGGCATTAGAAAAAAATCAGGGTTTGTTGGTCTAAAACGATTTAATGGTCAAGTGATGGCTCCTATAGTATTACTATGGGCAGCTAATATACCAGCTGAAAAAATATCAGCAGACCGCGAAATTGAAAAAACACGTATTAGAGACAACTGTCTATTGCAGGCAGGATTTGTAATGTGTGCTGCTGAAGAACAGGGCCTTAAAACTGGTATTAACAGTACACAGAACGGTTTAGACATTGCTCAACATCTTGGCGTTAAAGGTAAAGAATTTATTTTATCATTGGGATTGGGCTATGCTGATATAGAACAGAGCAGTCGGGCTCAAAAGCCGGTGTTTGAAGGCGCAGTATCTATAGCTACTCATCCAAACGATAGACCTAAGGCATTTCCGAATGCGTATTCGTTGCTCATTAACAATAGAACTTTTATACAAAAAGAAGCAAAGCAACATGTTGATCATCAACGATCCGTTGGAAATCCTGCATTTTTCGACATTAACGGAAGAGCATTATACTATGTTATCGATAGGTGTAGCAGAGACATTGGCTTTGTTATTGATGCGTTAGCAGACGGGTTGCAAAATAACAACAACAGTGGATTATTAACTACAGTGTCCGAATATTGGAAGACACAAAAGATTCAAGTTAGAAATAACATCGAAGATGAAGTACATAAGTTTATAAGAAAGCTAATCATTCAATATGTTCTTACCAACGTAGACTATCCGGCTCGTCAAACAAAAATAATACAGTTTAGAGATTTTGACAAACCTACAGAAGCACAAGCGATTGCTCATACTGACGCAATGTATCAAACATTTATAGACGGATTGACTGGACACGGTGTTCTTAATGAAGTAGGGTTTGACGTTTCAAACATTAACCCAAAGGTAAAATCTCATACTGAAAGAAAATTTAAACCGACCATTGAAAATATGATAAAATATATATAAGTCTTAGGAGATTTATATGTCAGATAATAACAAGGTTGTTCCTCCCGGAGTAAGCGGCAGAGCCCCAAAGTACGATGTTTCACAAGTAACTTTGGAAACTGTAGCTAACGAACTAGCGTTACTAAACTTGGGAGATTTTGAGCCGCTGAATATCAAAGTTCCGGTAGGCAGATTTATGAGTGAGGTTGCTGCATTTGATCAGGATTGGGTAGATTATTTGCCACGTACTGATAGAACTAATAATCGTCAAGGGTTAGTGTTGTCTAACTTGCCTGGGAAAAATCATAAAGATAATCCTAGTTTGCCGCAAGCTAGTCTCGAAGCGGGATATCGATTAAGTGAAAACGATTTTAATGAGCGTACCGAGTTGTATAAAGCCTGTACTAGTTTACATCCGCTGTTAGAAGAGTTTCAACCGTTAGGCAGAACGTTCTTAATCAAAAGTAATGTAGGTGGACATTTTGTTCCTCACCGCGATCATCCTAGTATGCCACGCGAATGCTTTAGAATCGCTGTGTTTTTAAACAACTGTGCGCCACTGCAATATGATTGGTTGATCGACACTGATCGAAAGTTACCCATTGAGATGGGCCGTGCTTACTACATCAACACTAGAAAGACACATAGAACAATGTCATGGGCTAACGACAGTATTCATTTAATCATGAACATTCCGTTCACTTCAGCAAACGTTGCTAAGGTAATGGCTCACTTACAACACCCTCATTAAGTTTTGATATGAGACTTTCGTAGGTCTCATAAAATCGCAATGTCATGCTGAGACGCTTAAACACTCCAGGGCCGCTTTTAATCATATGGGGTACTTGTGGATTAAACACTACAGGGCCAGGAGTATCCCATCGTGTAACTTCTTCAGTAATACCTGTCCAGGTCGTAGAAAAATCGTATTCACTGCGAAAATCTACTTCTGGAGTTGCCCCTTCTGTAGAATAAAACGCCACCCATGTGTTAGGGCTAAAGTTCCAGTTTAATCCACAGGGTCTACGTTTTACCAGTTCTTCGGGACTAAACCAATCTCCGTCAGTATGAGGATACCTTGCTAGTTTAGTATGCCACCACCATACTATGAAGTTTTCTCGTATGCGAATACCTTTGTTTTCAAAAAACAACAACAGTTCAGGATTTAAAAACTGTTTATCATACAGTTTATCTTGGCGGCCTTTGGGCCAGTCTTTAGTGTAATCAAACGGATCGCCGATAAGCGGCGGAATGTCTATGTTTACATTTTGAAAATACTGAGTCATATATACTCTCTACATCTGTCTACTAGTTCGCTGTAATCTAATCGCAGTTTACTAGTTGAATCTGCAACGGCCATACTAATACAATATCGATGGTCAGCTTTATTTTTCACAGTGTGTAATCTACCTACATTTACAATATTAAATCCTTGTAGCTGCTTACTGTATACTTCAACTGCATCCTTCTCTGCAATAGTCAAATATCGAGTATTTGCTTTGCTTATTCCTTTGACTATTTTATTTTCATCAGCTGCTTCGTACCACATCATAGAGCTGCCTTCGCCTCCAATGATATAGTTTATCTTAGCTTTAGTATCTATCTCGTGCCCGTCACAGTGTATTATGTGTTTATTATATGGCATTAGACAAAAGATTTCTAACCACTGTATTTCAAGAGATAACTGAGACTTTAACCAATCGTGGGTATCTTGTTTTAAGATAGTGTTTTCGCAACGTATTTGTTTCTTATTCAATAACTGATATTTGGAATAATCAACTTCATCTATAACGATTGGTAAGTTTAGTTGTGCAGTGAACTCATTCATTGGTCATTTTTTTAAATAGATCTTTTGCTGATTCAAAGCTGTGCTGTTTGTTTACACTCCAACTTAGTATAACCCTAGTAGCAATACTGTGATTAATAACTTCATGTGGAACTGAGTTATTGATTAGTGTGGGCGTTAGTAAATTAAATCGATACATCTCAACTACTGGCGACTTTACTACATTATAAATTCTATTTTCAGAGTATTCAACTTCTAAGGTTTCATCTTTTAGTCTGTAAAATATAGTGTCGGAATCTATAGTATTTGAGATGGGTATATTAAATGCACAATCTCTGGCTGCATCAATATGCATGGGAATATTGCCTTTACCATAGACTGTATAGATATTATACATCTTACTTAAAAACGGAAACTTTTTCTTTAATGACACTAGGTAAGGATCGTCATCAACTAGTCTTTGATGGCCTGCTAACTCCGGACGGTGCTTGAACTGATTACGCTGCACCATTTCTCGTATATAGTCTAGGTCAAAGTTATAGCTTACTTCATATGCGTATTCGTTATCTATCATTAATCAGTTCTCCGTTTTTATATTTTGTTAGTAACTCGTTAAACGATTCATTTAATCTTAGTCTTAGATAGACTCGGTCTTCGTTTACTGATTTTACGCCGTGTATTTTATGACTGTTAAATATTGTAGGGTATTCTGTACTGTAGTGATGCGTATATACAATATCATTATCTGTTACAATATTTTTGTATTCGCCTGGCAGTTTTATTTCAATCTCATCTCTATGATAAAAGTCTATAGGTGAGCCGCCGTTGTCTGGATATATAGGCCACATCAACGTACTATGTGAATAGGAATCGGTGTGAGGTTCAAATATGAATCCCGGACGATACCAAATAATATCAATATTGTGTTCTGTTATCCTATGTCCAAAATGTATTTTTGAAACTAAACTTTTTATATAATCGTTTGTCAATAAGTTATAGCTTAGGTGTGCTTTAGTTGAATCTAGCATCATATGTTCACCGTGTTGTATAACTAGACATTTAGCTTTTTCTGTATCTAGATTAACGCCAGTTTTTCCTCGCCACGGTAGTCCTTTTATCCTAGCATGAGATTTAACCGCGTTGAATATATCTTTTAACTGCGATCTGTCATACGACAACTCTGTCAACTCTAGTAAGTAATCTTCTTTATTCATATTGTGGCTCGTATATAGTAATGTTATTTACTTTATGTCCCGATGCAAAAGATCTATCCCAAACTACACCCAACGGAAGTTCTAACTCAGCACATAGTTTTTCTGTAAAAGTACCGTCTATGCGAATAGTATATGCAGTATACGACTCTGCATCTACTCCGTGTAAATCAGTTTCATTAAACATGTAACACGAACTAGTTGTGTAGATTTTTTCTTTTGTTACTTCGTCGTATACATACACTGGTCGTTGTTTATTGCCTAGTTGTATATTGACAAAATGTCCTCTATGCGACCTGTACGGTGCGTCTCTGTGCATCATTACAGGGTTATCTTTTTGATTTTTAAAAATAACTACTCTACCGATATGTTTAAAAATAGATAAGTTTTCTATCCAAGTTTTAAGTGCGGGAGCATGAAACGGCACCCACGTGCAGTTGGATCCGTTTTTACCATTCCAGTAATCTGCGGTATCTTTTCTTAAAACTAAGTTAGAGTTCCATATTGGTTTTGCAAAATGTTTATAAATGTATTGATCCAACTCGTCGCTTGTTTTAAACTGTTGTATTATAGCAGGGTCAATATACTGATCTATAAACTGCAAGTAGTGCGTCAGCAGTTGGTCACCGTTGTTTAAATGCTTGGGAATATAACAACTGACAATGCCCGACTTTTCTTCAGACCTTGCTAGTAACTGTGTTATCTCAAGTTTTATGTCTTCTAAGTTGTTCGGTAACTGTAGGTACTTAGATAAATCTAACCAAGGCACACTATTCCTGCCGCAGCCCAACAGACCGCAATCATAGTGTTTAAAAAATGATTTTGTGATGTGTTGATTAATCTGTTTTCTAATCCAAAGTTCTGTCATAATATATAATGGTGCTGCTGGTTGGAGTCGAACCAACTACCATTGCCTTGTATATAGCACTACTCTACCAATGAGCTACAGCAGCTGGGGCCGAGGGATTTCTCCTCCACAACCCCGTTGTCTTGTTATTTAACATACCCGTTATCTATTATTAACTGATAAAGTTTATCAGCAATGATAATGTTGCCTTCTTCAGTTATGCCGTTTACAAACCAATCACTCGATGCTGACTTATATGTTTCCGTTAGCTCTGCAATCTCTGTATCTATTATACCTGATTGAAACTTAAACCAATCGGGCAATGGTAATCTACGAGAAACTACATGTATTACATTTATTTTTTTTGCTAGTAAATATTGATCTATTTGTATTAATGATCCATAATATCTATTCATGATTAGATCTGGGTCAAAGAAGTATGCTTTAAAATTAGTCATAGCCTGTACAAACTTACTAATAGTTTGAAACTTCTCAATAAACTTTTTGTGATGTTCTTGGTGAAATCCTAGCTTATCACTTATATCTTGTATTTCGTTAATATTCCAAATATAGGCAGCTCGATTATGGAAGTTGCTGTCTAGTTTAAAGTCTCTGTCGCAACCTGGTAAAAATAAAAAGTTACTAGGACAATGAAATATAATAGCTAAATCTAGATCTTTAGTTTTCTTAAGTTCGAATAGTACACGTTCTTCACTACCCTGTCTAACCCCAATATTTACAATTTCAGAATTGAGTTTTGAGGACAATATGTCCATTAAACTGTCCTTACTCCTGTACGAGCAACTGCTATGGCCGTAAAAACCAATATTCATTTTTGATATCCTTCACTGATATAAATATTTATATGACAGTCTTCACAAAGGAAAAAAAATGCAACTAGAACATTATAAACAGTTCAACTTCGATTATGATCGTAAAGCTCTGCTGGATTTGTACTATGAATATATCTACGAGTTCCCATCAGAAAGAAATATACGGTCTCCATTTAAAGCACTAAGTGAGAATATTGATCTTACATCCCATGCTGCTGTATCTAAGCTATTTGATGTAGTTCCTGCAATACCAAGAAAGCCTCATTTTTCTTCGCTGTGTGAACTCACTAAGCCCGTAAAATATCACTGCAACCCTAGAAACAATGGAACTATTTTCTTTCCTGTATTGGGCAGTTTAGACATAACTTTTTATTCTTTTAATCCGCCGCTAGATAATTCGGGTAGACCTACATTCTCTCCGATGCCTGCAGAGAGACCAGTAATGACTGCTGAGGAGCAAGCTGCTCTAGAAAGCAGTGTATTTGAGACTGTTTCGTTAGACAAAGGTCCTATTGCTATTAACGGATTAAAACTTCACTCGTATCAACCTACTAGCTTAGAGCCACCGGTTATTTTTGTTCTAAAGATACCAATAGAAGTTAACTGGCTTGATGTGATCACATCAATAGGTAAGTAAATATACTGAGACCTAGTTTGGATTTAATTCCTTGGGTTTTAAAATCGCTTGCACAGTGCAATCTTACTGCATCAAATATTACAGCATTACCGGGCTTCCAGACATGTGTAGATTTCAAACTTAAACCGTTAAGCCAAAATGGTTGCAAGTGGGTTAGATATTGTTTGTAGATAGCTGGATCAAACGATACTAAACTTTTATTCTGCACTTGACTATATTCGTAGACTGGTTCGTTGTAAAAACTAGGAATCTCTTTTTTAGTACCGCCAAAAAACTTTGCTGGCCCTTCTAGATAATATTGATCAAACATACACAGTTTTGGGTAAACATCGCTAACACCTTCTTCGTATTCTATACGCAATGGTAATGTCATTGCTTTATATACTACCGGACCTAGCTTGTCATCATCGTTATGAATGATATGCGGAAACTTTACATTGAAGTGCAGAGCAGTGTAAACACCACACTCGCCAACTTTCTCTTGTAATCTATTGTGGATGCTCTTAAGTAACGGATGTGTCTTAAACTGATCTTTAAGTTCAGTAGTGACCGGACCAGTGTTCTTATGTATCTTAGACATGTCATTGTCATACATTTCGATTAGTTCATTGATCTCATCCGCTGTTAAAAAGTTTTCGACAGTAACCGGATCTCGTAAATTAGATGTTATTAAATCTCGTTCTTCTTGAGTTCGTATTCTTGGTGTTGTCATGTTTAGTTTTGTCCGTATTTAAAGTTGTCAGATTTTTGAAAATCTAACTGAGGTGCATGTCTTGACAACAAGTCATAGACTTCGTCAAGTGTAGATTTCCAATCTGTTCCTCTATTTCGATCTAAGATGTTCATTACTCGAATAAACTCTTGCAAGTGAACATCGTCACTTTGGTCTAAATATTTTGTAAGAAGATTAACTACTGCATTAGTCCAAGTATGATCGCCGGGTTCTTTCATTGCAGTTTTATACTTCTCAATGATCTCTAGTTTTGCACCCTTTGGATATTGTCTAATGTCTAACCAAAGTGGTCCTTCTAAGAATCTATATTTGCGAGCTATACCTAACTCGTTGGCTAGTTTATCTATTCGCAACACTGTATAGGGTGTTGCAAGTCCAATGCAAGTTGTTAAAAACTGTATCTCTATCTGTCTAGATTTTAACAACTCAATATTAGTTAAAAACTTTTTATAGTTTCCCGGAAACCTAATAATCTCATATCGATCTTCAGTCTCATCAATACTTACGCACATTATAATACGCTTAAACTTTTTTAGCTTGTCTATTACTTTATCATTTATCACGCTGAGATTAGTGTCAAACCTCAACTGCACACGTTTGGCAAAATCTTTAGCAATGAGTCTATCTAGTATCTCTTGCATTGCGGGTACTAAAAATGGTTCGCCGCCTGTAAAATAGATGTAACGTATTTGATGAGCTATCTCTTCAAACTTAGTCCACCATATGTCACTTTCCCACCAGTTAGAAAAGTTACTGTACGCACGGCCGTGATCGTCTTTGAGTATTTCGTAACTTTTAAACTCGCTTGGAAAAAACTTATTATGAGGTTTAATATCTAACCAATCACTGTACCATGCACTGCTGTATTCGGGACTGCACATAATACATTTTTGATTGCACAGATTTCCAAATCTTAAATCTAAGTTTACAATGTTTTGTTTAATAGATCCATCAAGTGCAGTAAGAGATGCTGCGGTATCTACTGTTGTGTATGCAGGAATATTAGGTGCAGTAAATCTAATCACACGTTGTCGTTTACTAGATGGTTTACCCGTTGCTTCTTCGTTATCGTAACAACTAGTGCATTTAGCAGGTTTTTCATTTCTAGACAGCATTAATCTATGCTCTTTATGCGTCTTACTATTGATAGCCTGATCAAACGTATGAGTAAGAATATTCATTGGTTGATTGTTCTCATCTAATGCTACACTGTTGTCATCGCCAAAGTTTGCCAAACAGCATCCTTTAAAATCACCAGTATTGCTGATTTCAATCTGACTCCAAACTTCGGGGCAAAAACTATCTTTATGAAACATCAATTTTCCTTTGTTGTATTTATTGCTTGGAAAATTTGAGTCAAAAAAATAGGACCCGGAGGTCCTATTTTATACGTACCATATTTCTTTAAAACCTTCATCCTCAGTTGGCTCTTCCCAACCGGCGATCATGCTGGCAATAACGTGATCCGGAATCTCCTTGCCAGGACGGCTTAACAATCGACGCATAAGTTCTGTATGTTCCGGAGTACGAAACACTACTGCAATATGTTCATAGTCTGGCAACATACGAAACTTGCGAGCGCGGCTTGCAAGAGTAGTGCTGGTTTGATCCCAGATGATATCACGCTTCATTTCACGAGCTGCAACAACTTCTTTTGCCATCAAATCGATAGCAGTGGGCATAAAATCTACAAACACTAGAGAGTAGGTAAGACCAACTTCCTTAGCATAGATTTCTACCCACTTGTCTGTGCTAACTTTTGCACAGCTTATGGCCCAATCTTGGCTGTCTACCCAGGTACTTTTTCCGGAGCCCGGAACCCCAATCAGTTGATAGCACTTTGACATTGTTGTAACCTTTCTAGTTCAATAGCCGCTTCTTCAAGTAAGTCTGCTATTCTGTCGCTAGCACCCTCTTGAACACTTTTACGATCTTTAATCTGCCTACGTATTTCAGCTCGCTTACGCAAACGAAATACAAGGCTCTGTTCTGCTACAGGCAAATGGCTTTCATCTTGCATTTGTATTCTCCTCCACAATATAATAACCGGAGTTAGGATATGTATCTCTCAACCAATCCAACATACCCGGATCATTGGGCAGTCGGATTGATTTGTACTTGTTAGTAATATATGTCATTTGCCAATATACTTTCTAGCTTCGGCCATTAATATAGAATCACCTTTTGTCATAACTTCTAACATTAACCGCTTTTCTTCTAAGTAGGTTCTAGCAAACGCAACGTCATGTTCCATAATACTACGAGTGTTAGCGATTAAGTCAGCTAACTTAACTGTCTGTGCTTCAGCAGGTGCTGCCGCAGAGTGTGCTCGGTCTAATGCCTTGCGATGTGCTCTGTTACCATGCTCTGGACGACTAACGTCAGTTAACCAACCCACTAACTCAGCAACTTCTGCACCAAACTCTGCACGGATTGTCTCGATGGTCACTCCAGTGTCTTCTACTGTGTCATGTAACCAGGCAGCGCAGATCATAGCTTCAGTGCCACCTGCATCAGTTACTATCTTTGCAACCTCAGCAGGATGGACAATGTATGGTTCGCCAGTGTACTTACGCACTTGTCCAACAGCCGCGTGAGCCGCTGTGGCAAATACTCTAGCTCTTACTATCATTGTCATAGTCTACTCCTTAAACGTGATGGCCTTTAATCTCTTTATCTTTAATCAATCGGATGGCCCTTTCCATAGAGATTACAATCTCGCCGGTTGAATCCATTCCAACGTCTAACGCACGATATTTCTCTAACCCACTAGAACCACCGTGTAAGTGTCCATAAAAATGTAACGCACCTTTATGCATTTGATCCCACTCAGCGATTGGATAGTGAAACATAACGATCTTATGACCATCATAAGTAATATCCAAATACTTGTGTATTTCTTCAAATGCATTATAGAATGTAGCATCCTTTAATGTCTTCTTGTCGTGGTTGCCTTCAATCAAAATCTTTGTGCCGTTCAACCGCATTATCATTCTACCTGCATCGCTACCCGACATGAACGCCACATCTCCTAAGATGTAAACCAAATCGTCTGGCTCAACTTTGTTGTTCCATTCCTCTGCCATTGCGTTGTTCATGTAGGTAACATCGTTATTAAAACGAGCTCGTGTCTGCGGGCAAAAACTCATAATGTTTTTATGCCCAAAGTGCAAATCACTTGTTACCCATGTTTTCATTTTATTATCTCAATAAGTTTCTTTTACAACATCAAACTCTTCTGCAGGCCATTTGGTTTTGAACTCATCTGTTTTAACATACTCATTGTATGCTTTAGCATCAAAGAACACTTTACTGAACACAGTTTTAAATGTGCCTTTTGGGTTTATAGTCAAATAAACCGATTTTGCTTTGCCTGCCATTGTTAGTCCTTTTGTTGTTTAAGTGTATATTATATAGTCAAAACAAAACCCTGTCAACCTTAGATTAACAGGGTTAAGTGTTGTATTATTACAACTGTACAGTTTCATTACCAGTTCTCTACACCTGAAATCTCTGTTTTAAACTGACCGTCTAGTCCATTCACGGTAGCGTGTACAATCAATGTAGTGGTACTACCGATACCGCTATGTCCATCTTGGATCAACTCAAACGCAGTCGCCTCTGGAAACTTATCCATTGTGTCCAAAATCTTTTGAACTTCTTCTCTACATATATACATTAATCAATACTCCTAAATGTTCGCCAATCATCAATGTTTGGCTTTTCGTCTGCATCATAAGTCCAGCCTAATGCCTTCATCATGCGATGCTTAACCAAAAGATTTGGGCTACGGAAACGTCCAGTATCTTCAAAGCCTAACATGACGCCAACTTCACAAACTGCACCACTACGGCAAATGCCTGCATAGCAGTGGACAACCACATTCATGTGATTTTCCTTTGCGTGTTGCAACAGTCGAACAAGCTCTGCAGCCTGCTCGTGACTGCACTTCATAGCTTCTTCAAGAACTTCGTCCTTTTCTTCAACATCCAAAAATTCAAAGTTATGCTGTTCTTTGAACTTATGTGCTGGCACAGGTCGCCAGCTAGCTGGATCAACAATGCTGATCAGCATACTGTTCTCTCCGGCTTCGTGATGAAATCTTTTTGGAATGTCATCTGCCGCTACGTTTTCAATCCATGGCATTTTTAATCCTTTAACATATTAACTTTAAATATTTCTTCTATTAGTTCTGTGCTGAGATGTCTTGTAGAGTTGAACATTCTTCCATCTTCTAACATGACATAGTTAGCAGTTAAGTCTTTTTTCCAGTTACCAAACCATCCATCCTCTAATAGTTTAGGAGTTGATGGTTCTTTCTTTTTATTAACAGCATAGTCAGCGTCGCCGGTTATTGAATATATGAAGTCTTTTGCCGGTTGTTTGTATGTCTTACTTTCCGTTGAAATCTTTAAATCATGGTTAGCTATTGACCAGCGTTGGAAATCATCATTAAGATAAAATGCTTTTCTTTTTGTTAAATCTAATGTTTCCTGAGACTGATTAAACTTATCTACACTGACAACTGGAATCCTAACTGCAACATAGTTTAGTTTGGTAGAAAAGTTTAACCACCAGGCCATATCAAAACATGATACAATAGGAAATGGACAAGCAGTTATATGCTGTTCTAACTTCTCTATGAGGTGATTCTTTTCCTCTTTAGTCCAAGGTTCTACAACGGATATCCGATTTACAGTATTTGCTGTAGGTTTTATTGTGTTTTGTCGAAAAACGTTGGGCCAATCAAACAAACCATGCCAAGTACTCTTAGTTTTGTAAAGATCTGCATCATCTACAACAACCAACTGAGAACCAAAAATCTGATCTCCTCCATCACCTGTGATTACTGTTGCAGATGTATTTACTCTGTCAATACTAAAAAACTCGTCACTTGTTAATACTTGACAAAATTCTTTATAAAGATCGTAAAATAATGGATATTCGTTGATACTATCCTGTGTACAGACTATCACTAGTTTTTTAGCAGTTGGTTTAGTTTCTAACAATGCTAGAGTAGCGGCAGTACTATCAATACCTCCACTCCACAATACTTCAAGATAATCGTGATCAACCCAATATTGTTCAGCAGTTTCTAAACATATTTGTCCTAGCGATTTATTAAAATCTCCAACTGTTGGGATTGGGACATAGTTAGTTTTAAATTTGTTTAACATGCCAGTCCTGTCAACTGCACTAATGCCATTTAGTAATCTACCCACCCAAAACAATGTATCGTCAGACTTGCTCATTGGAGCAAAGCTCATTATCTGGCTAACAGTATTAGCATCTAACTTTGTATTAGTACTTGCAAGATTCTTTAACTGCTGCCAAAATGTTGAATGATAATAATATACCGAACTCACAGATAAAATCCTTATTATAAGAGTACAAGTTTTAAACTCTTACTCGTTTATTTTCACCAATACGCGGTGTACGTGTTTTTAGCATTCTAAATCAATGTGTCGACCCTTGTCCAAATCTAAACGAAGGTTTCTCGCTACTCGTTCTGCTATGATTTGATCAAGTCTACGTTCTTCAATCTGTTTAGCATAGTCTTGTTCTCGTTGTTTTTCCAAACGAGCAGAATCTAAACGATACTGCTCTAGATTGTATTTTATAACGCTCTGTTCGGCTCTTGAGATTTCCATTATACTCGCTCCTTTTTAACGCGACCAATTCGGCTGGCCTTGTTCCAATCATATTTAACACCATCTGGACATAGTCCATTTTTGATAGAATCTACACCAAACATGCCAACGATTTCAAATTCGCTTCCTATAATGCTGACAAAAGCATCTAGAGTCTTAGCATAGGCCATTGCCGCATCTAAGCTAGGAAAATCTGTTTCTACTTTATTGTTTATTACTTTGTACATGCCATTATTATAGCACCAACGAGTAATAGTGTCAAGCAGTTACAAACATATCTTTGTCTAATATTGGTTTTGGCTTTTTTGCTACTTTAGTAGTAGTTTTTTTTGCTTTGGTTTTTTCAGCTTTAACATCAACAGTACAGTTCATAGATGATATTCTAGGACTGTAAAGCAAAATCTCTCTAGCGGACTTTGCAGTTTGGCTAGTGATCACTCCTGCATCGTCTTTGTTTTGCTTACGGCGACCAGCAGTATAGGTCACATTGTAATAGCTTAATGCCAAGTGTCCTTGATGCGTAGTGTAGAATGAATCACCTGCATCTCTATTGCAGTAAAATACAGTATTGCCCTTCAAGTCTTCATGCTTGCAAAAGTTGATAAGACTAATGTGTGCATTGTCATCAAATATTTGACCGTATTGTGTAAAGCTGTCTCTATAAGGGGGATCCATAAAGAAGAAAGCACTGCCTTGAACCGCACTCGCACAATGATACCAATCACCACAATAGATGTCTACTTTTTGTAAGAATACATTCCACTCTAATACATTGTCCTTGTCATAAACTTTAACAGTCTGATTCAGCAGTCCGCTAGGTGTAGCAAAGCGACCATTACTAGATTGATTAACTTGCCAAATGCCATTAAAGCCAGTCTTCATTAAGAAGTACAGTGTAGCACTTTCATCAGTGGCATTCCATTGTGTCCAGTTAGTAGTGTATTCTTTACGTAGGTCGTAGTAGAACTTTTTACGATCTACTTTTGATAATGGCAAATACTGTGCCTGTAGAATATCCATTCTTGCAGTAAAGTCTGCAACGTTGGTTTTAATAGCAGTATACAGTCCAACAATCTCTGCGTTAACATCGTTAATAATAAACTTTTTAACAGTGGGATTATTTTGATAGATATGAACCATCATAGCACCACCGCCGAAAAACGGTTCCACAAAAGTATCATAACCAGAATAGGGAATACCCGGATCCATGAGATACTTAGGGATCATTTTGTTTTTGCCGCCGGCCCAAATATACAATGGTTTCATATTAAATATTTATTGTGCAAATATATTGTTAAAGATATTAGTTTTTGGAAGAAATGGTTTAATGTCATTAAACTTTAAATCTAAGTGTAAGTGATGCACCATTTTATTAAAGATGTCTTCTTGAGAAAATCCTTCTGACTGATAATAAAAAATACAGTTAGGACCGTTTGCGGCGATCATTGATCGACCAAACTTGTACAATACTCCGTCGGGCATTGCGCCAGGGCCAGACATAAAGGTAATATATTTTACATCAGGATTCATGCCTTTGCATAGCATAAAGTTTTTACACCAACGTTCGATAGCATTACCACCGTCTTGTTGATGCTTTGCTTCGAAGCCTGCTATTAGTTTGCGATTTGCTTTTAATCGATTCCCGTCAAACCACATTCCACCGTCAGGTACACAACCAACAGTAATACCCATTGTTAATAATTCTGGTAAACTTGCGGCTTGTTTAACTGCATCTGAGAATCTCTCTGACAACATGTTTTTATGTCCAATCTCATAAAAATAATGAGTTTGAGCTTTAGAAATCGCTTCGGCAATAACTTTAACATCGCCATCTAACTGTTTAGATTCCTTACTACCGGCTTCCGTGCCTTTTTGGATTCCGCCTCGTTTTTTAGCAATAACTGTTTGGTTCATATATAAATCCTTATATTATATTATAAGGTCAAACAATCCGTATGTCAACCTAAGCTGGTAAAGTTTTTGCCAAATATAAGATTACGTATTTCTTCAAAATGCATTGATGTATCCACTGTTCGCAACGTAAGCATCTTCCGAGAATATGTAGACTGGTGATTACTCCAGC